GATGAATAGCTCCTGTCGATGCTCACCACGTGTGGCTCCGTGGCTCACATGATCATGGATTTATGCGATGCGGCCTGGTCTGACAGTTAGGGCTGCGTCCTCACCTTTCATCAGCACCCAGTTACCAGCGCGAACGACGACTGAGAATGAGGCTGGGTTGATAGTGTCTGAACCGGTACGGATAGACTGCCACTTGGTCAAGATCTGTATTGGATTCATCACCAAACCTGAGTCCTTGATTGCTAGGACTAATGAGAGCAACTCACTGTCGAGCGTAGAGAACAAAGACATCTGCTGGAAGAGCTTAGCGCCGAAGGAGGTCACGTGTGCCTGGGATTGTAGTTCTGAGCGTTGATCGGCCAGTGCGTCCAACTCCAACTTCAACTGGAATGTTAAGAATGCAAGCATGAGTTTCCAGGGCATCCTGCCACGATTCTCACTACTAGGCAGCTCATTCAGTGATCTGGATGAGTCTTCAGCAACATCTTTAGTCATGCGTTGATCAGATCTGGACTCCACGCCAAAAGCAGCATCCAACTGGTTCAGTTTGGAGATATCCTGAAGCATGTCCTCAACGCGAGCGGTCGGTACAGCAATAGCTGAGGCGTCATCGTTAACGAGGAATGGCAGCATGAAACTGAAGGGAACAAGCTCAGCAGCGAGGAGATCAATTTGACCCTCCAACCCAAAATCATTACCTCGCATTGGCACGAAACCAGACATTACACGAGCAATCAGGTGACATATGACAATTGGCGAGTAGGAAGAAGCGTCTGGAGGAAGGACATGAGACAGATCCATACCACGTTCTGAGAACTTCGCAATAACCAATCTGGCAGCTTCGAGGCCAACAGGAGTCAAAGTAGCAGGCAAGTCACCCGGATGATGGCAAGTCAGAGCATAGTCGGCCAGCACCTTGACGTCACGTGAGAGCACGGTAGACACATTAACATGGCGGACAGTACGGTCTGCGGATAAGGCAGTCAGCGGAGACAAACATTTGGTCATGCGCCCTAAGCCTGGAAAGTGGGATTGAACAGCGCGAGTAGCTTGACGTGAATCAGCTGATAGTACACAACGTAAGAGAGCAAACCCACGTAGTATGGTCTGGGACCCAGTACCCGCAGCGTTTCTCGAGACACCGACACGCATAGAACGCTCCATGATCACGTCTCAACAGGAAAAATTAAGC